TGCGTACACATTATAATAATCCGGGTCGTGAACTCTATCATATTCAAAGTCGGCAACACATTGCTCATCATAAAAACCGTATGTGCCATCAGGACTACCAACTACCCAAAAATTATTCAGATAGGTAGATTGGATAATAACTGTATTAGGTGCCTGTTCCTCGATTTGCTTAGTACGAAGATTAAGTATTTGCCTGGGTGCGTTCTTTTTTACGGATTTGACTTTGGTAAGTTCTTCCGGCAACTCTTTGCCGGCAATGGTAACAGTCATCGGTACATCATGCCATTTATCTTTATCAATAAACTCTTTCTTTATCCAATGGCTTTCACTGATCGGGTTAAAGGTACAAATAATCTGCTGCCCTTTCTTACCACGCAAACGTTTACGTAGCTGCTTGAAATCCGGATGCTCGAACTCTGACCATTCCTCTAACTGAACTCGCTTATAGTTAGAGATACCTTTTATCTTCTCCGGATCGTCAAGACCGGAGAAATCTATCTTCGCACCATTTACCAGACATTTAATAGTATTCTGTTGGAACTTGAACAAATGGGAGATGCCAAGACCGGCCGCAGCGACTTTATAATCTTCATAAATGGTTTTGAGAATAGAAGCTCCTACCTTACGCATGACAAGATTGTTTTCACCATCCTGTAATGTCTGTATCAGTATGGTTTGTGCCACACTATACGATTTACCGGAAGATGAACCTCCATAGAGAATGATAAAACGGATAGTCTCATCATTCAAGTACTTCAATAGATAGAATCCGTTAGGATTTAGCTTCTTATAATTTATAACCATATTGTTCTAAAAGTAAGGTTTCTCCATAGGGTGAATACCGGATTTTGCAGTTCAAATTGTTCTATTCTTCCGGATTCTCATTATCTTCAAAGCCGATACGAAGTTCACCGACTTTATTTCCGTCTCCACCTTTGATATTGACATTCTTATCGGCTTCCCATCCATTCCAGGCACCAAGCAAACGAGCGGCTTCTGTTTTACCGTTGAACTCATAGACAACTTCCCCTCTCTTATTCTGAATCTTCTTCAATGCATTACGGGTACGCTTTGGAAGCTGCGAAGGACTTTTCATCTTTACCTTACCTGTTAGCTCATCGACAATATACAAGTCATTAGGATCAGAAGTTATGATATCCATCAGCACACGTTCAACTGTTTCACGTTTAACTTCAGATTCTTTCGCCCTCTTTTCTCTTATCTCTTTTATCCTTGATGTAACCTTGATGTTCTGCATAAGGGCATGAGCATTGCGCCAAACGCTCTCCTGCTTCATCTTAGTGCAGTCGTAAGCCATCCGGTATGCTTCACTTGCGTTGCCATCAATATCAACGTAATATTGACAGAACTTCTCTTGTTTCAATGTTAATACATTCTCTCTACTCATAGCTTCAAATTATTAAATTCCTGCATGAAGAAACAATGATAGTTACTCAACATGCAGGAATAAATTAGAATGGTTGTACATTCAAAGGATTTCTATTTCTCCGCCCCCGCATTTTTTTGAGAATTATCCTCTCTCCGCATGGCGAATACCTTTTTTACTCCGTCCTCGACTGACGTATAGGACAAAGGTACTAAATAGATATCCTGGTTCACCGATTGCTCCAAATTGTCAAAATCTCGTTTTTTATTAATCAACTCTATTTCAAGCGGTTTATAGTATTTTACTAAAGATGCAAAATACATAGTAGTCACAGGTTGGACGTTACAGATGTTGATGAGCTGACGATTACAGCCCACCGCATAGATAAGTCCCTCGACAATATCATCTATGTAAGTGAAGCACCGGATATTCTGACCACAGTTGTATAAAGACACGTTTTCCTTTTCTATCAGGAACCAGAGAAGAGTTCTTTTTCGCGGATTAGGTCCATATACATTATGCAGCCGGCACCCGGTCGCAGCCTTACAATAGATAGATGCATACTGTTCATCAAAGTACTTACTTATTCCGTACATGGAAGTCGTATTCTCCGGATTCGCAGTTGACGAACTGGCATATACTAACTTAACATGATACAGATTACACGCATCAGCAACTCGCATGAAAGTATCAATGTTGTCTTTCCTGATTTGTTCCAAGTTTCCATTAAACACACTGGTTTGCGCTGCCAAATGGAACACACAATCAATATCTTCATTCTTCAGAAGCTCGCATACTTTCGTAGCTTCACTACCAGACTTTCGGTCAAGTCCTATGACTTCAACACCTCTTTTTGCTAATTCTCGGCAAAGGGCTTTACCAATAAATCCCTCACTGCCGGTTACAATCATTTTTCTCATCATTACAAAAAAATAAAGGTGTATTGAATAAACAATACACCAAAGGTTCAACATAAAAATAATTCATTCAAAAGAGTTAATTTATATCATGTTTATATACTATTTATGATTAATTTTGCACCACAAAAATGAAATATTATGAGCTTTGAAATACCAATAACACAGCACTTAGAATCCTTTTATGAACATTTACAGTCCAATGACAGAACTATTTTTTCTGCAAAGTTTGGTGATGGAAAAAGTTATTTCCTAAAAGAATTCAAGGAAAAATACAAAGATGATTATTACTTTATTACACTATACCCTGTAAACTATTCAGTTGCAGAAAATGCAGATATTTTTGAATATATAAAACGAGATATAATTATTCGTCTCGCAGAAGATGACATTCTATGCAACATTGACTTTGAAGCACTAGCTGATTCCATATTTAATATGGAAAATCTCATGGAAGTAGTGTCATTTCTTGTCTCTTTCCTACCCCATAGTGCCTTTATTCAAAAAATTATAGATAAAACCAAAGGAATCTTTGACAATTATCAAAAGAAAAAAGAAACATACAAAAGTTTCTTGGCTACTTTCACACATCAAAAAGGTGGTTTATATGAATGTGATACATATACCAAAATGATAGAGCAAGCTCTACAGTATATCAACAGAAGCCAAAAGAAAAAAACATTATTAATAATTGAAGATCTAGACAGAATAGATCCAGCACATCTTTTCAGAATATTAAATGTACTAGGTGCACATCTTGATTTCTGTAATCAAAGGGATATCAAACCGAACAAATTCGGTTTTGACAATATTGTTACTGTCTTCGATTATGAAATCACATCACATTTGTTTCACCATTTTTATGGGAAAGAAGCCAATTATAATGGATATATCAACAAATTTATTACTCACTATCCTTTCTATTACTCAATCAATCAAATTGCTATAGAATATTTATATACATACATTGATAAAGAATGTAACATCCCAGCAAAAAGATTGAAAAAATTGAGACTATCTTGTTATGATATTGAAACTATTGGCAATAAAATAGATAAGCTATCAGTTCGTGACGTCAAACATATTTTAGATGATATAGAAAAACAAATTATCTGTGAAACAATTAATGCTAATCTTCTTATGAAATTCTACACACTAAATTCCGCAACAAAGTTTTTTGCAATATTAAAAAGAATGGACATCAACCTTTTTAATATAATTCAGTCACTTACAAGTGATTTTACTACAATATCCGAGAGACTAAATCTCACAAGTTCTTTTACACTATGCAGTAAATATATCCAAAACACAGACAGCATAGCCATTGAAGGTTCAAACCATTATTTCTCAATTGAAAAAATAACAGATGATAAACTAACAATTACAGAATTAAAGTTCAACGAAAGTCTTTGTGGCAATAAAATAGAAATGAAAGTCATCGATAATATTATAACAAAAGGATTGAATATGGCTACTCAATACATTAAGCCCTAATCGTACAATTTAATTATTAACTCTCTTGACCAAATATCAAGACTGTCATTCGCTAAATTTCGGTATTGGCATCCAGTGAGTAATACACCCCATAGATGAATCTGGTAAGAATATTCGATGCTCGGATTCCCAGTGCCCACTTCCATAATATACCCCAACAAAATATCCTTTATGGAGATCTTTCCATTCTACAGTGAAAAATACACTTGTCTCTACCTCTGGTAACCGTTCCTTTACATTTATCCAAGGAGATTGCTTTTTCTGCCACTCAACACCAGACGCAAAAACTGTACGCATATATGTTTCAACCACATATGGCTGATTGATGCGATTTGCTAATTGAGCTACCAATGATTTAAAATTCATATCTATCTTGTTATGAAGGTTATTTACTGGGGAAATACTTCCCACATTTATTACACATGTCGTTATCTGCGTCAAACATGATAACCTTTGTAGAGCCACAATAAGGGCATCTTACTTTAAGATTTTCATCTTTTGGATATAGTAAATCAATAGATTTACGCAATACAGCCTCTATATGATCTTTCTCCAGTCCAACAGGGCATTCTTTATTAAGCCAATCCAAATCCTCTTTGATTAGCTTCATGTATGCTCTTTTATCAATCTTTATGCTCATATCTATCCTGTTTTACTCTAATTGTTATCAAAATATTCACTACAGACAAATCCCTTTCGCGGGAT